GTACATCTATTTCTATCTCTTTAACTGGTGGCTTCTGTTTTTGCTCCTGTACGACTTTCTTCGAGTTCCTTCGCTTTGTTGATCGCTTTTTCGGCATACTCTGCCCACTTGCGTAAGCTTGTAACTTTGTTCTTACGTTGTCGTTCATTCTTTAACCGTTTCATTAATCCTACGTGGGATATTTCTCGTCCACTGTTTTTTGTTAGCCAGTTGGCAACCTGCCTGTATGAATATTGTCGTGTGTATGCTCTTGCCTGTTCTAATAAATCTAACTCTAACTTTACTGGTTGCAAAACATCTGGATCGTTTTCATCTACAACATAACCAAACGGTACTGTCCTTGCTATCTTAGGTATAGCCACCCACTCTTCTTCTTCTTTCATATCTGTGGGTTGTGGCAGTGTCCACTTACCTAATGATCTATTCATTGCCTTTTTCTTTTGGTGGCATTAACATTACACCACCTGTAGCTTCTACTTGCATCTTCTCTGTTTTCACTAAGCCAGTTCTGTCAAGTAACTCTTTCGCTGCAGCTAGTTTATCACGTATACCTAATTCTGTTGGGTCTATCAAACCACCTGCAATCGCAACAGCAGCTCGTGGTGCATTTCTAGCCATATAGTCCTGTGTAGCTTCGAGTATTTCATCTTTGATGCCCCTCATCACTTCTGTTGTGCTTGATGCATCAGAATATCCTGCTAACTTCTTAGCTGTAACTAAGTCACCACCTGCTTCGTCAAATAATACAGCTAGTAGCTTTTGTTGTTTCTCTGTAAGTTGTCGTGCCAAATTAACACCTCCACCTTCTTCTTGCCTGTCGCAGTCTACTATTTGGATCTTTAGCTGCTTCAGGAAATTTTTTCATTTGTCCTGCACTTCTCGCACAATATGACTTTCTTCTTTCTCTTCTTACTTTACTACTGGGTCTTTTTTCTGTGACAGCCGTTTGCAATTTAGATCCGGGATTTCTACGTCTGTATTTAGCAACTCCCTTTGCAGTCATACCTGCACCTGCTTTAGTGGGTCGCTTGTCCCCACTCTTAACAGACATTCCTTTCATGGAATCTCTTTTTGTTTTTCGTACCTTCGATGTCATGTTGACAGTTGAAAGTGAGGACCATCAATAAATGGGCGGCGTGATTGTGAACGTCTGAGGTCTATATAAGCGTTCATTGCTTGCTCCATAGTGCCATCCCACTTTGCTATATCATCTATTTGCCATGCAGCTCCCCAACAAATTTTAGCTCCAGTTTCTAACGCTGCTTCTTTCATTGCATCTGCTATGTCATCATACATTACGATGTCCCAACTTGGGTTACTGCCGTCATAAGCCATTAAATCAACAGCATGTGAATATCCATCTTCTTGCACAAGATGTTTAGATTTCATGGTCTGCGATCTTTTTGCTTCATACAATCTTTTTTGTTCTGCAAGAGAACGGACACCATAAATCACTCCAAAGTCCACCTTACTCACTTCAATGGCTCGTTTTACTGTGTCCACCAGTACAGGATGCACACCTTCTAATTTATTTAAACTTCTTCCTGATAACTTAAATGCCATTATTACTCCTTAGAATATTACTACTATAAACGTAAACAATACTAAAATTGCCATCATACTATTTAATAACCAACCTAATCTCATTTCTTCCTCATATTAAACAGCTTGCTTGCAGACCGTGTAGCAAAGCTTGCACTTACAATAGCTCCTAAGGCTATCTGATACCACTGTGGCATACCTGCGAGTGCAGTAAAGCCATCTGCTACTATGCCCCTGCCCCACTCTCCACAGAAGCTCAGTACTAGAGGAATACTGAATAACAAAGTCAGCCATTCGTCTTTCCACGAGCTTTGGGATGCCCTCATAGCAGCTAAGTCCCAGTCAATCTCTCCTGTTGCTTCTTTCATCCGTATAGTAGCTTCAGCCTTTTGTATGGCTGTCTTGCCCTCTATATAAGATGATGCTAAGTTAGATACGGAGCTAAGTATAGTTCCTATCATTATACGCAGTCACAATCATCATGGCACTTCTTGTTCCACAATGCACACCATAATCTTTTAAAATACTTTCTCATCGTTCCTCCCTTTCCATTTTTCTGGGTTCGGCTTTCTCTGCTCCCATCCATATGGCAAAACTCCCAGTCATCGCCCCTGTAATCACTGATATCAGTCCTGCCTGTTGTGTGGTCAACTCTGGCTGACTCAAAGCCCATTCTATACAACGTATATAAACTCCTGTCATCACTAGCATCATCAGTCTTGGAAGTATTCGCCATCTGTCAAGTGTCTCTGGAGTCATTCTTCTTCTTATCTTTAAACGCTGATTGGTCGTGTCGTGGATCTTTAGCTTGTTCTATTACCTTTTTGATCCAATCTCCGTTCCCTCCTGTATTGCGACAGTATTCACACCTATCGTCTTCGATGTGATGTCCACAAATATCACAGGTAGGTTCATAAAGCATCTAAATCACGTTCTTCAATAAATTGTCGAACATTCTTTTCAGGAACGCAAAGAACTTTTTGTACTGGTCGTGGTCCATATTCATTTAATAATGCTTTCACAATAGAAATAGTGTTATCTTTTACGTAGTCTTTGCATTGTGTTGCAGTATGAAAGTGTCCATGCTCTTCTGGTTGTTGAAATATGAACACATCTTGTGTACCATCAGCATGTACTCCTAACATTATGGCTACTGCGAACCAAGTTTCAGCTATCATTTTCAAAATACCCCATATTATGTAACTTTTCTATAACTTCTCGTTTTCTTAGCGATGCTTTTAGGCTGTTTGACGAATTGTTTACCTGCTTTTGTGCCTTTTCTTTTAGCTCTAGTTGTCGCTGCGTACTCTGAGGGTGATAGAGCCTTGATTGCAGCTGTTGGAAGATAGCGTTCTCCAGTCTTTTTACTGGGCTTACCACTTTTTGTCCTCCATTTCTGCTTTGTCCACGATTTAAGACTTCTTTGGCTTTGTTTTAGTGCCATGTTGTCTCCTTAATTGCTCTTTTGCCTTCTTTGCAAGGGCAGCTTGCTCAGTTTTTCCTGCAACCCTAGCTCGTTGTTCAAGAACGGTGAGGATTTGGATCTTCCTCGCATAGGGTTTCTTAATTTTTTTAACTTTTGCAATAGTTTCTTTTGCATCTTTCACCGTTGCGTATTTTATACTTACTGTATCTCTAGGATTTTCATCCGTATAGAGCCTTCTGTCGCTACCTTTCGGCTTTTTGCCTGTCCCTTTCTTAGGATCAGCCATTACGACTTATAGCCCCCACCTGCTTTCTTATAACGAGAAGCTAATAACTGTGCTTTTCTTGCACTCCACTGTCCCGGGTTGCCCCCTTTAGAACCTGCTTTGATCGCTGAAAACATTCTTTTTCTCATTCCCGGTTTAGTGTAGTTACCTGCTTTGTTAACAGTGCTACCACCCTTGCTTAGTTTTATAGCTGATAGAGCTTTGGACTGTCCTGCGTGAGCCTGACTAGCCTTTTTTAGCTTTCCTGCTAGTCCTGCGTGAGCCTTACTAGCCTTTTTTAGCTTTCCTGCTACCTTTTTTATTGTTGCTTTGGCTCTTGCTGTCATCGGTATCCTCTGCATATAGGTTATTGAACACTCTATCAGTGTTCCACACATATTCAATCTCTTGTTTAGAATGAAAAATTCTTTGGGAAGGTCTAAAGTCAGGTGAGCCTGTTCCAGTTTCGAACCACGCAGGATGCGTTACTCTGACTCTGTTGTTTGGTAGTGCCACTATGTTTCCTGTATATTCACCTGCGTTCATTAGCTCTAGCACATGGCTTTGTTTATGTTGGGCAGGATCGTCTGCTATTTCGCTGTCGGTATAATCTACGGTAAAGTAATACTTTGCAGGGTAAAACTCACCGTCCACTTTCGCTATCCAAGGTGCAGGAGTTGCTCTGTTGAGTACATACACGCTGTGGTCATGTGACATACAATCCCAAGGTTGTGCAATATACGGTGGCAACTCTTTTGCCCAATCATCTACTGGTGTATCGCCTACTAA